GACGCTATCAGTCGAGGGAGACTCATCTTCTCCCTTTACCGGCAACGCGATGAACTCATTGGGAAGCTTTGCAACGAGAGAGTCACTCATCTCTTTGCTCATCACGATCGTGAAGCCATTGTGAACACCCCAGCTGAGAGGCTGCCCCTCGTGGGGGATACCTAGTTGCTCAAGGTCCTTTACTCGGAGAGTTCGCTTGAACCCCTTACGAATCCGGATGTAACGAACTGCAGGCATGAACTCTCCTTAGAGTCTCGAAAGAACTTGAATTCTTACGTATTTGGTGATGGTGCCCATGTCGTCATCACGCAGGTCATCACTGGTGTCCACCCACCGAGATCGAACAATTCCCTCGTCGGGGTCGTTTGTATCAGCAAACAACCTACGAAGTTCGGCGATCATGGCGTCGATCTGAAGGTAATCGCCAGGAACGTCATGGCAAAAGATCATGTAACCATTGCTACGAACCTTATCCGAGTCATCTCCTCGGAAGACTTCAACATCGCTCGTCTGACGGTACATGATGAAGGGGAAGACCTTAGGAGCTGTGGTCAGTGAGGTTGAGGCGTAGATTCGAGCAGTCGGGGTACCCACGAGTGTACCCAGGCCGGCGTCAGCGTCCATGCGACCATAAACCCAGGTTCTAGTCATAGTAGGTGATCTCTCCGAACATGTTGTTCATCTTGTCAAACAACCTAGGTCCCATTGTCTCGATGGTCGGGATGATGATGGCATACTGCCCACCCCAGCGAATCTCCAACCAGATACCATACTCGACCGTGTGGTAAAGCTGAATCTCCAGCTGCTGGTTATCCATGATGACGGCAGTATCAAGCCCAATTCGAGCATCGCCAGTTCGATCTTGCCAGGGTGCATTATCCTGGGCATACTGACGAAGTTCATCAGCGAACTCGTTAGCATATTCGATCATCTGGTCCGCAGACTTGAACGTGAAGTTAGCCAGGCCTCTGGACAGAGTGTCGATCTTGAAGAATCGGTTCTTCTCGTACGGAGCAGCTTTACGGAATCGGCCAGTTCGCTTATCCGTAAAGTTATGACGTTCTGTCATCATTCACCTCGGTAACGAATACCTGCCTGGCCTCTATCCCAAAGTCGGGCTGAGATGAAAGTAACTGTGTACAACCCAGATTCCAATCGACCCTCAGCTGGACTCCCAGCTACAAGGTCATTTTCTGGGTAAAAGAAATCATCCACCTGGATATCGTTATCTCGGTTAAAGATAAGAATGTAGTGAATGTCCTGTACCTTGTCTTCCCCCTGAGTCTGGGGGTTATGGTGAAATTCCAAAGTCAGCCGGCGCTTAAACGGGTAAATCCCGAATCGCTGCTCAGCCAAGGAATCATCCCCAGTTTGACTACGACCACCGGCCGAAGTAGAAGCCCAGGTGGGTCGATGAAGAACTATATCCACCGGGTCATGAGAGATGAACTCATCCATCAGTTTATCTCTGACCTGCTGCTCGGTCCATCGACCCATCAGCTAGTCTCCCTTACGATGTTACCCATACGGGCTCGGCCTCGTGATGGGGTTTCGACATACCCGACATAGCGATCAGCCATTCTCATGGCCTGTCGATGTAGGTCACTCATTTCTCGTGCAGCATTACCCTCGTTCACATTGACGAGAGCAGCGTAGTTTGCTGCCTTTTCCATCCAGCCGTAGTAGGCTGCGGCGAAAGGACTGTCGAATCCCTGCTCCAGGAAATCTTCGATCTCCTCGTCAGAGAACATGGTGTCCGCATCAGTCTGCGGGGATGCATAGGACTCTCCGAGAAGGGCCCGAGTGTGTTGTGCAGTTGTGCGGTTCACCATGTTCTCCTAACGAGCGTGTGGGTCAGTCTTCGATGTCCGACAGGTCGCCATCGATCAGCTCATCGGCGTCAGAACGACGAAGTCGACCGATCAGGTCGTCCTTCTTGCCTTCTACCGACAAACCTCGCTTGGACAACTCGGCTCGTCTCTGGTCGTTGTTCCATCCATCTTCGTATTCCTCTTCCGAGACGTCGGCGACGATACCACCCTTGGCTTCGATCTTTGGCACTGACTGCTCTTCGAGCGGTGTGTGCTTTGAGGGCTTGGCGGGTCGATCTTCGTCGTCGACTTCGGGGGGGTCCGGCATCGGATAGCCTTTCGGCAACCGACCCCGGTCTCGAAGGTACTTGGCATCCAGATAACTGAGGGTCTGATCCTCGATCTGCTGGGGATTGATGTTCTTAGACATATCTCATGTCCTTTCAGTGGGACCCCAAAGGGGGGCCGGCTAGAGATCAGGAGCTCCAACCGACCCCCCAAACTGGATCAGTCGTAGTCGGTCGGGATGGTGTACGTACCGCCGGACCCGATCTCCATGACCACACCAGCGCCGCGGTGACGAACACCGGTGCCCATGCCGTGGATGTAGAACGAGTCGATGAGCGGGTAGTCATTGTCACGACCCTTGACGAGTCGGAGACCTCGGAGGGCCGCCTGCTCGTGCTCCCGGATACCCACCGGGTTGCCCACGTTGAGCTCGCCACCAGTGGCGAACGCGAACATGTAGCCGGCGGGGATGTAGTCCTCCTCGACGATGGTGAACTGGCCGTAGGTACCGATGCTCATGAGCCCCGGCAGGTTGGCCAGCGGAGGAGCACCGATGATGCCCCCGTTCGGAGGCACGTACATGCCGCCGCCCACGTTCGACCCCGGAAGGAAGTCGTACTTGTCGCCATCGTCCCGTGCGAAGGTACGAAGAACCTCACCCTCCTGCGGGTTGACCAGCAACACGAGGCGATAGCCCCGGATCGACTGATAGCCGTGGTGAGTGAGGTGGTCCTGCATCGAGTCCAAGTCACCAGAGTCGACAGTGGCTGCGCCGCTCTCGAGGTAGTGGTTGTGACCCGTCACATGGACGGTGTTCTTCCACTTCGGTGGGACCATCGTGTCCCCGTTGTAGAACGGGTAGATGTTGACTGCTTCACCCTCGATGTCGGCAGCGATCGTGGTGCTGTTGAACACCTGACGCATGATCCGAGTGAAGATGAGCCGGTTGTCGGCTTCCAGGGCAGTGTTGTTCAATGCCTGGAGCTGAGCCTGGCTCGACTCCGCAAGGAACATCCAGGTGTACCGGATGGCAACGTCCCACCACTTGAAGCCGTAGCCCATGCGGAACGATGGCCCCATCCGGATGCCCTTCGGCTCACCGAACTCGGATGCCTCTTCGAAGTCTGCCTCGACTGGGTATCGGACACCTTCGATGGGGGTGCTCACGTTGAACGTGAGGATGTTGGTCAGAGCATCTCGCTGGCTGTTCCACATCCGGATAGTGCGCTGGAACTCGTCCCACATCCGGTTGAGAGGGAAGCCATCGGTGGTCTCCGTGATGACGTCGCCACGCTCGTTGTAGCCCTCTTCGAAGCCCCGAAGAGCATCCATGGGAACATCCAGCCATGACGACATGTCGAACGGCCCGTCCAACCGAAGGCTGCCTAGGTCGAGTACATCGCCGATCGTGAGTGCACGATCTCGCATCTGTGTGATATTCATGTAGGTTCCTCCTCTCTCAGACTACGGCGTCGAACGGTGCGGTGGACTTGCGGACGATGAGGCGATCAGCCTCGACGGTGAAGCCGACCGGCACCTGAGTGGCGGATGCGGCTCCAGTGCTGATGACGCCAGTGGTGGTATTCGCGGTGTAGGTCGTACCAGCGGCACCACCGAATTCCACGAGTTCTCCATTGGTCATCACGTCGATGATGTCGCCAGCGGCCTTGTCGTACGGAGAACAAATCACACCGACGATGCCGGTTTGACCTGCTCCCACGACCACTCGACCGCTGCTGTTGATACCGACCCCGATGGGGGCTACGGCACCAGTATAGGCGGCGTTGAGAGGCGCACGGAAGCCACCAGCTGTTGGCTGGTACTTGTCGATTCTTGCCATGGTTGGCTTAAATCCTTTCTGGGTAGATGGGTTACGCGGTGTGGCTACTGCGTCGGAGGGCCGGGTACTTAGCCCGAATCGCCTCTTCTTCAGCTTCCTTGGTGGGCTTCTTGCTGCCGTTGAACTTGGATCCAGACTTGTCCCCTTGGCCTTCAGCCATTATGAGATGGGGCTTCGACTTGGCCAACTTCGCCAACGCAGATTTGACGGACTCGAGATCGAGGTCGATGTCACTTGGGTCATCGTCATCTTGTTCGACTTCGATGGCACCACGATCGATCAACTTCAGAGCATCGTCAACGTCCCGGAACTTCAACTCAGTGGCAAGTCGAGTGATGGCGTTGTCGACCGCAGCATCCTTCAATCTTCCAGCAAGCTTCTGTACCTGTGACTCTGCCTTGGACGCAGTGTCCTTGGCTTTGTCCGTTTCCGACTTATCCTTGGCGTCGAGCTCCTCGAGTCGCTTCTGGGCTGCTCGGAGAGCCCGTTGGGCTTCCTTTGCTGCCTTTCGCTCCTTCTGGAGTGCCGAAACCAGGCCGTCGTTGTCCTTGGCCTTGTCCTTACCCTTGTCGGCATCGTCATCGTCGTCGTCATCGTCGCCTTCCTCAGCTTCAGCTGCCTCTCGGGCGGCTTTCTGCTCAGGGGTTTCGTCTTCGAAGCCTCGGATGATGATGTTTCTGAGGTGGAGGGGAAGCAATGCCTTACGCATCTCGCGTTTCCTTTCATTGTGGGCCTCTCGCCCGGTTACTTGACGACCTTGTGTCGTCAGATTTTGTTGATCAGTACCAAGATCAAGATGACCAAGATCACTACTACGAGCACTCTTTCAAGACTCATGAGTCTACCTCAGTTCCATTTGATTCGTTGGTTCGACTTGTGTTATTGGACTTGCTCAAGTCCTTCCTTTCGAGAGTGTCGTTCGGACCGACCTTTCGGCCACCCGGGCCGATTTGATCAGGAACTGCAGCCTCGGCCGCATCAGCAGCGGCATTGGTAGCAACTTCAGCAAGAGCTTCTGCTTCAGCAACCTTCTCATCGATGATTTGCTGAGCGATGTTGTCGGGGAAGATATAACCAAGCCGCTCTTTCAGCTGAGCTCGGTAATATTCCTTACTGATGACTCCACGATCTAGGAGGTTGTTAAGCTCCTCGACGATTTTGTTCCGGTTGAGTGGAAGCTTGTCACCCAGGGTGATGACGATGTCCGTCTCAGTGAAATCCAAGCCCTCGTAAGCCTTGAGCCAGAACTTCCAGTCATACCACATCTGAGTGAGGATTTCCACCCCGGCAGTATCCCGGTATTCGATCTTGGCGAGAGTTGGCTGGAACTTCAGAGCGAGTGCAATGGGCGACTCAGCTGTCTGAGCATCGATGCGACCAAGGGCTACTTCACTAGTCTGCGAAGCATCCAGCAGGACACTCTCAAGGTAGCCAACGTGATCCAGAACTGGAGTGACCGAAGTGATACCCTCCAAGCGCTTGACCATCGTAGCGCCTGGCATCTCCCAGACAGTACCCGGAGCAACCACCCAGTCAGTTTCCCGACCCTGAGAGTCACGGGGGCGGCCTGCGTCAGTGGCATAGACACCCAAACCGACCAACGCTAGCGAGATCTCTTCGTCAGAGATTGCCTGGTCGATGGCCTGGAAGATTCGCTCATAACCCTTCAGCTCCGAGTTTCCGAAGTCATTGCCATCCCACTCAGCGTTCTTGAAGTGGTAAAGCGGAATGGATGTGATGTCACTCGGCAAAGGAGCAGCTGGGATCAGAGTCTTGACAAAAACAGCCTTCTCCGGATTGTTCCACCCCTCCATCTCCCAGAGATTTTCTTCTCTCCACACCAGCGGGCTGATTCGATTGCCGGACTCATCATACTCCTGCCAGTAGCGGAGGATCTTGACGATGGTCTTGCTCGGGTCATCGGGATGGATCGATTGCTCGACCAACTTCGCACCCGTGCGCTTCTCCAGATCGTCCGTATCGAACTCGGGGAAGTACGATGCAGGATCGACGCTGTTGAGCGACAGTCGAGTTCCCTGGTCCTTCGTGGGATCGGCTGTCAGGTGAAAGACCCAGTCGCCATAGGCAACACCTTTGAGCTTAGCAACCTGGAACCTCGAATAGAACCTCTCACGCAGGCAGAAGCGATTGATCTCTGCGAGAAGTTCAGCCGACTTCTGCGGATCAGCAACCCCCACCGTCATACCCTTG